AAATGAGTCAGGATCTCTGTAGTTCTCAACTTTGTTGATCTGCTCTGCAGATGCTACAGCTTCTTCTTGACCTGCTAGGATGATACCGAAGTTGTCATCTTGTGCAGTTACGCCAGAAGTTCCCGGTCCTGTACCGTCTGTAGGTAAGTTGGTTGAAACATACAGTTTAAAACCGTGAATGTTCTGTGCAACTAAGCCATTCATTAGTTCACCGTTTCCACCGAAGTCAGCATTCATAAGACGTGAATCTTCGTCTTTTAGCATTTCAATGAAAATTGGATCTACTACTAGGTAACGTCCACGTGAGTCAACGCTTCCTGTATCTAACTGACGAGCCATTCTTGCAATAAGCTGCAAGGGGGAAGCAGTTGTAGTCCCTTTTGAAGTTGCGCCTGGTAGTCTAGGTGCTAGAGGGATTGAGTCACCAGTTGTTGATGATGAAGCTGATGTTGTGATGTTAGTCATGTCAGACATGTCTAACTGGTTCACCTTCAAAAATTCACCGTTGATCTCACTACCTGTTGGGTGCTGTGCAGTACCAGAAACAGCAGTTGAGTATTGACCACTCGATGCAGTACCTGTCATGTATAGAAGCAAGTCTGTATCCATTGCGTCAGCCATTTTGTATGCTGCTCTATCTGCAGCTAGGCTTACGAAGTCAACGTGTGAGAACTGCTCTTCGATGTCATCCATTTTAAAAGCAAAATAGTTAGCTTTGTCGATGGTTAACTGAAAGTCAGTGTCATCTAGTTTCTCAACAGAAATACCTGTGTGACGCTGTAGTGCGTTAACAGTTACGTCTGGCTCTTTTTGGATGCGTACAACGTCACCCTGATTTGCAATCTCTCCAAAGTAAGAGTTGTTTGTGATTGCGTTAGCAACAGCCGCTTTTCGCAAAGCAATCTGAGCTTGTTTGGAGTACATGATTGGGCTAAAGTTAGCGTCAAAGCCTCCACTTGCTGATGTAATAGCCATAGTTAAATCTCCTTTATAGATATGGCGTGGGAATAGTACACTACATATCCACCATGAAGAGGCTCTTCGTAATAAGGTAGTCAGTCTTGCGTTGAGGCTGCGCTGCCTCTTTGCACTGGGCTTATACTATGAGGTAAGTCTTTCGTGTGGCTAGTGCTTGATAAAAGCATACACACTTAATGTTGTGTATATGCTATAGTTTTATCTACAATGGTTTGTTTGTCAACTACTTTCTTGACATATCGTAAATAAATCTTCCGTTACGTTGAGCATCTAAAATTTCTTCTTGACGCTTTTCGTATTCTTTAATAGTCATGGCATCTACCTGTGATTCTCTAATGTACTTACTAGTGTCATCAGGTTCTGGTGATGCTGTTCCTTTTGTCTTTACAGAAGATGCTGCTGCTTTGTCTGAGGAGCTAGGTTTTTTAGAAATACCTTTATCTATTTTGTATAAATCTAATACCCTAGATACAGACTTTGCATCATCTTGATTTTCGTACAATGCATCTTGTACCCATTTAGGTTGATCTTTTGCCCAGTTATGAAAAGTATCATCTTCACGTATCTGGATAAAGTCAGAATGCATACCTACTAATTCTGCTTCTGCTTTTTCACGTTTAGCTGTAAGACGTAGCTCTTCCAATTCAGCCATACGTACTTCAAGATCCTTAGCTGTAGCTTTAGACTTCTTGTCTGCGATAGCCTCAACTATACCTGCTATATCAGGGTACTGTTTAGACCAAGCATCTAGCTCTTCATCTGTCTTAGGAAGTACAAGCTCTTTCTTTGCTGCTTTAGTAAGCTGCCCTTCTAGTGCTTCTATCCTAGTAGCAAACTCTTTTTCTTTTTCTTGTGAGTGTCTGCGTAAATCACCATAACGTTTCTTGAAGTTCTTTTCTTCAGGACTTAGCTCATCATCTTCTTGTGCTTTGGCTTCTGGTTTTTCTTCTTGTTTGGTATCACTTTCTGCCTGTACTGGTTCAGCTTGAGGCTCTTCGCTACTGGGTTGATCTTCAGTACTTTCTTCATCTGTAATACCTGCTGCTGCTCTAGCTTGTTTCTTCATTTCTTCTAGTTCAGCTTCTTCTTGTTTGATGCGGTCTGCGTTACTTGAGTAGCCACCTCTGCCCATCATTACTTTAGGGATTGGAGGTTTTACCATTGGGTTTGGTTTTGCTGTTTCTGTAGCCATTTTATTTTTCCTTATGCGGGGCCAGCATTATTGCTGGGTGTGCCATTATTTAGACTTTTTCTTCTTGCCTTTTTTAGTTGCTATTCCACCTTTGTCCAGTCCTGATATACCAAATCGACTATCGAGTTCTGCTCCACCTTGCTTCTCAGTAGTGCTTATTCCTCTTGTAGCACTTGCTGCTTGTCCTGTTTTTTGGGCTGTTGAGCCTGTAAGATTTTGATTCGCTTCTTGTCTGTCTCTTCTGCGCTGGGCATCATTTTCAAGCCTAGTGTTACCTCTGACTTCAGGAGTTTCAATTCCCGGAGTTGGCACATTTGAAGATCCTGTTTTAGGTAGATTATTTTGAATCTTACTCAAATCAGTATTGGCTATTATGTCATCCATCTCCTGCATCATCTCTGGTGTAATACCACTAGGAGTTGCTATTTCAGGAGTTGTTACTTCAGGTGTATATGGAGCAGCAACAGACCCTGCCATAGTAGGGTCAGAGTAATCTACGTCTACAGTTTTTGGTTTAGGTATTGCTTCTACAGTTTTTTCAAAAGACTTACCAGTAATCATATCTAGTATATTAGGTTCATCTCTATTTACAATCTCTAGTAAGTTTTCGTAGCGCATCTTATCTACATTAGTAATACCGTCACCGCCTTCTGCTCTGCGTTCAATCTCTGCTTTAGTTTGTTTAGCTGTTTGAAACATAGCAAATCTTATAACCATACCTATTAATGGATTTATCGCAGAAGCTGCAACTAACATAGCTTTTTGCTTTGGATCGTTCTGAGAATCAACCATTGTTTTTAATTCATCTAATGTTAATGAATTGTAGTCTACTGGTTTAGGCATTAACTCTGGTGGGATACCTCCTGTTTGGTCAGAATCTCCCATATCAGATTTATTAGAGTTATACCCTGGTTCTGGAGTTATCTCAGTACTAGGATCAACTGTTTCACCTACAGGAAAATAACCATCAGGTATAGGTGTTACAGCTACACCATCAACAAACATTATTACAATCTTGTGTCCTGTATCGTTCATATACATACGTGCTTCAGTTCTACCTGCGCCGTCTTCTCCAGCTTCAGTCATATCAAAGCCACCAGTATTATCGAAAGCACCGCCTGAAGCCATACCTCCTTCATCAAAGAACCTATCTAATCCTGAGTTCTTGAGAAAGCGTTCAGTAAACGAACCGTCTTGATTGTAACGTACTGAAAATGTATCTTCTTCTTTAGGAGGCTTAGATTTTTTAACTGGTCTTGGTGGTCTTTCTGTAGGTGTTTTCTTTTTCTTCTTTGTACCTTTTTCATCAACGTCTGTATAGTCACCACCAAAGTTTATTTGTTCTGCTATGGTCCCAGACGATCTTTCATCATCAGACGTAGCAGGTTGGTCATCTAAGGTTACTCTAGTAGGACCAGTTATCATACTGTCATCTTCACCAAATAACTTTGCCATCTGCATAGCTATAGCCTGTCCTAGTTTTTCTAAGTTATTTTTAGGCTGCCCTTTTCTGGCTTGAACTCTGGCAGATATAGCTTCTGGAGAGTAGTAGTCTGTGTCATTATCATCATCGTTGTTATTTACAGAAGCCATTATCTCTGCGTGTGTCTTCTGTGGTGCTGAAGGAATGGGAGTTGAAATGTTTCTGTTTTGTGTTACTCCTGCGTAGTCAGCCATAGACCTACCACCTCTGTTCATTTGAACAGCTTCAGGATCAGTTTCCATAATTTCTAAATCTGAAAGATCTAAACCCATCATATCATCTTCAGACATCATAGGCTCACCACCCATGCGTCCATTTGATGCCATCTCTTGATAACCCATCTTAGCTTCAGCACGTAAGTCTTCAAATAGTTTTACGCCATGAAAGTTAACCACGTCAGCAGCTACAACAATCTCACCTTCACTAAGGTTAGCTGGTATATCATCTCTTACATTCTCTGCAGTAGAACCCATTGGTATCTCATTGCCTGACACAGGATCTATACCTACCGTATTATCAGGTACATCTCCAAGGTCCATCGTCATTTGTTCTTCAACAGTACCACCTTTAGCCATACCAACATCCATTTCTGACATTAAATAGTCATCTACACCTTTATACATATTATCTCCTATTATACCGCCAGAGGCTAGTCCTATTCCTAGTTTTTCTTCTAGTTCTTTTAATGTTGGTAGGTCTTCTCTACCTGCTGCTTTGTTTATTTTCTTTACTTCATCTTTGTCTAGTTCACGAACAACTTTCATGTCTCCACTGATAAGCCATTCACCTTCCATGTTTGCATTTGTTTTATATCGGTAATGCCCATCGAAAGGTAACTCATCTGTGATGTGTGCAGTCTTTACATTAGGTGTACCATCTTTTTTCATAATGGCTCTACTGTTTGCAATAGCTTGCCAGTCTATGTCATCAGGCATTTCTACTTCAGCCCATACCTGATTGTCACCTCTTATCTTATACTTTTTACCATCTATCTTTACTTCTGGTCCGATATGTTTTGCAGTAGGAGTATCTCCTGCATGCCATCCTGGTCTAGCTGCAACTGCTCGAATTGATTTAGCTTTTGATCCTTTAGGTAAAAATTCTGCTTCAATCAACATATCACGAGTTTCTTGGTCAGGTATTTCTATCATGTCACCTGTACCTTTGGCTTTCTTAGGGCCACGTGATGGTACATAGAAGTTACCGTTCTTTGCTTGAAAACGATATTCAGGAAATGTAGCTTTTAAAGTCTTACCTATAGGAACTTCTGTATCAGCATCTACAAATAAAGGGTATAATTTATCATCATCTCCTTTTACAAATAGCTTGTAGGCTGTTACCTTCTTACCTTTTTTACCTGCTTTTATTGCTGTCATTGCAGGTTTAGCCATTGGTGCTACTAGACCTGCAGCTTCCATAGCTGTAAGCAATCCAATCTTTTTGTAGTCTGGTTCTTCTTTCTTTAGTTCTTTACTTATTTCAACAACTGAGTCAAGTGGTGTTAAAGCAGTAGCAGCCTTAATAGCTTTTACACCTGTCGGTGCTTTACTACGATACTCCTTACTTAAAGGATATGTCAAATAATCCAATAAGTTTTTTTGCTTCTCATCCACTGTTCACTGTCTCCTTTAGATGCTTTAGCTTTCTAAGCACGTCTATAGCACCTTGCTGTCTATATATAACAGTAGGCTCGTTAGCTGTTTCAAGCGCACGTTGTCGCATAGTTATTAGTTCTTCTATTTGTGCTAAGAATTGATCGTAACATTCTTTATCATTAACCAACTGCTTGAGGTGCATTACCTGTAAATCCTTGTTCTCCAGGAGTAGGCGCTGTGCCTATACCTACTTGTGATCCTCCACCTCCTGAAGTATCTGCTACACCCTGTGGACCTTGACCTTCTGGACCTGCTACACCTTGCTCTGGTGCTGGCGCTGGCGGTGCTTGAAAGGCTTTAAGTATCTCAGCTTGTATAGCTGCATCACCCATAGAGTTAGTTACCTTATCAGGATCTAAGTCCATGCTCTTTGCAATCTCACGTATAATATAGTCCATCTTAGCAAAAGGTGCAAGCACTGGATTCTGTGCTACCTGTAGGAACTGCATCAGACGTTGACTACGTACTTCGTTAGCCATCAAGCTTTCTGTACCATTAGCATTTACTTCCAAGTCACCTTTTATATTTTCATCAAAGTCAAACTGCATGTTGAATGCAAAGAATGCTTTGCCCATAGGTCTGATTAAATAGTCATCTACATTCTTTACAACAGTTCGTATAGAGCCGTTAGCTGCAGACATAAGCATACTAATCCCAGAAGCAGTCCTTCCCACTCCTGATACGCCAGTTTGTCCATGTGCGAACGAAGGAAACCCAGTACTCTCATCAGCTAAAACCCTTGCTTTGTCAAATAGTTGCATATTTTCTTGTGCTACGTTTGGGAACTTAGTGCCAAAGATGGCCTGTCCTGGTGCGCCTCCCTGTCTTCTAAACGTTTTTCCTGGATATACAGACATGTCTTGTCCGGGTACTAAGTTAGTTTCATCTACCTCTATGATTAGATTACCTGACAGTGCAGCATTATCAATAGCCATACGCATAAAGCCATTCATTAGTGTCTGTGTGTCATCCATGTTCTCAGCAATACCAACGCCAAAGAAGGAGTATGGGTTATGCTCATATGGTACAGCGTAGTATGGAATACGTGTAGGCTTGAATGGGTTTAGTACAAATCGTAGTATCTGACCATTACATGTCCATACATTACAGTTAACCTCGTCTAATTCTTTTAGTTCGCTAGGTACATCTATACCATAGTCTTCTAGTAAATCTGTATCAACAAATCCCCAGAACTCTAACACTTCCCAACGCTCTGATGTTGGTTGAGTGTCATCATCTTCCATAGACATTTCCCAGTACTTCTGTACGTAGTCTGCTCCTGCATCTATAGATAGTTGTACAGCATCCTCCATAAAGTAAGGACGATCTTTCAAACCACGTAGTTGTGTTCGTGACATCTTATGTCTCTGTACAGTGTACTCTGCGTCTTCCATAGACTTTGCTTCAGGGTCAGGGTAGAAGTCCCATACACTTACATGGTTACATTCAGGAACAGTCCTAACTAAAGGATCGTAGTTACCATCATCTCCCCAATTAGGATACTCTTTATCTACAGCAAATGGGCCTTTCATTACACCTGTACCCATCAAAGCCATTTCAAATGCCATGCTTCTTAGGTGTGTATTAGCTCCGCTTTCCTGTAGCTGATCGTGTATCTTCTTTTCCATCTTCTTGGCTGCAACCATAGCAGGATGAAATGTTACACTAGTTGAAGTAGTACCTGCACCTTCTACTATTTTTTCTGAAACAGGTTCCATTTTATTAGCCAGACCAGCTAGTTTGGCCTGTAAGTCCATCATGGTTTCTCCGGGTTCTAGTTCCGTTTCACCATCAATTAGATAAGGTCTAGGTGGCTTGGTAGCCATAGCAGTACCTAAAGCGTCACCTGCTTTTTCTGCTGCTGGATCTAAGTTTATATGTACAGCTTCTGCAACACCGTCAGGTAATACTGATGGGTTTACTGATAGTGGAAACTTATTGTTACCAAGTAACACATCTACTATCTGACCATAGGCTGCTAATGTTTTTGTCTTAGTTACTTTTACAAATACACGAGACTTTTCTGTGTCTGTAAATTGTACATCTGAACTATACAAACCACGATAATTACGATAAGCTTTTAACCATCTCTGCTCATCTGCATAGCGATGGTCTTCTGCTCTTTTGTATCTTTCTTTTATGAAACTAACTACCGTAGCTTTTTCATTGAAGATACTATCGTTGCCATCCTCTGCAGCTACGACTTCATCTGTTTCAAACATCTCTTCTTGTTCTGCCATTTTTAATATCCAAACGTTGAATCACTGGCTTGGAAACCAGATCTTTGTTTTGCTGGGTTGTAGTCCCATATACTGCTTCGAGGTCTAGTCATTATACCATAACGAAGAGCATCGTTCAAGTGATCTTCTGCTTTGGTGTCTACATCTTCTGGATTCTTTTTGTCCT